TACAAATTTAGTAGTAGTTCAGCAAGCGATCGCTGGATATGAAGCAATATCTATAGCCGGTACAGCTCAAACAACAGCTCTTGTAATGACACAGAATGCATTAGCAAATGCAAGAAATGCTGTTATAAAATTAACAGGAACAATTACAGGAAATCAAATAGTAACAATTCCAAATGGAATTGAAAAAACTTGGATTGTATCTAATGGAACTGTTGGTGCATCTACAGTTACATTTAAATACGCATCAACTGGAACAGGACAAACTTGGTCTACGACAGATAAAGGAATTAAAATTTTATATGCTGATGGAACAGATATTCAAGTCGCAGATCTTTCTACATTATCTGGGCAAATAGTAGCAGCTCAAATTACGAATTCAACAATCACACAAGCAAAACTTGCTTCTAATTCTATTGGAACAGCACAACTTCAAACTAATGCTGTTACAGCGATTAAAATTACACAATCTACAATTACACAAGCTAAACTTGCAGCTAACTCTGTTGGATCAAATCAATTGATTTCAACTGGTGTGACTGCTGGTTCTTACACAGCGCCTACAATTACAGTTGACGCTGACGGTCGTATAACTTCTGCAACTGCTGGATCTGGTGGAGCAGGTGGATTTCAAATAACATTACAAACTACATCACCAGGAACATTTACAGCGACTCCAGGAACTAATAGATTAAACTTATATATGTTTGGTGGAGCTGGTGGTGGTGGAGCTGGTGGATTTAACGACGGTTCTGCTCCAGGTGGAGCAGGAGGACAGGGTGGTTATGGTTATTGGTCTGTACCAATAACGCAACCTTATGCCGTTCCTTATACTATAGGAACTGTTGGTAATAATGGAAACTCTGCTTATTGTAGAGGAAATCCTGGTAACCCAGGTAATGCAAGTATATTTAGCAGTCCCTCTGTAGCTATTGCTAATGGAGGAAGTGGTGGTGGTGGAGCATCTTTCTCTCCACCAGGAACTCCTGGAACTCCTGGAACAGCACCTAATGCTACATTAGTTTTTCCAGTTTCATTAAAAGGTTATCAAACTACTTATACTGGAAATAGTTATCTTTTTGTTTTAGAAAACAACGGTACATAAAATATGGCATATCTTATTTTTAGGAAAGATTTGGAAGGGCAGGACAAAAGTCTTGTACATATTGCAGAAAATCAGACTGATTTAAATAATTTATTTTTAAATAGTACACATAAAATAATTGAAGTATCTAACTCTGATTTTTTAGATATTAAACTAATTAAAAAATTAGTTGTTAAATTCAATGGAGATACAGTTACATATTCAAATCCACTAGATTACACAAAATTATATAAGATAGGGGTAAAAAATAACATAGATACAACTATCAATGATCTTATTGGTAAGTTAGAAAATAATCCAAATTCTTACTTTAAAGATAGAATTAATAGTTATGTTTCTTTTTTAAGAAACTATAATATAGATAACTTACCAGATCCATTACTTATGTCTTTTGAAGAATATCTATACAATAACAATCAAACCGTAGTAAATCCTTTACAAGTGGTTTAGTTTTTGATACTTACTTTATCATGTTCGATAAAGTTATAGAGTTTAGCGCACACGAAGATTATTATAATTCTAAGGAAGACTATCCAATACCAGCAAAATTAAATATACCTGAGTGGTTTAAAAAAATACCACATTCTATTGAAAAAAAAACTATAAAAGGATGTATGCCTTTTTTAGATACTTTAACTTCTGGATATATATTAAAAATACCACAGGATATTAAAATAGATCATAATGTTTTAAATAAAGATAATAAACCAGATTCTTTTTATAGATTTAGTATGTTTGAGACAAAAGAGTTTATAGACAAAAATATGAATTTAAATGTGCTTTCAGATCACCATCCAACAATGCAAGTAGAAGGTAGTCCATTTATTGAAAAAAATAAAAACTTACCTTTTTATAAAATATTAAATCCATGGAAAATTAAAACTCCAAAAGGATATTCTTGTTTATTTATATCACCCTTAAATAACTCAGATGACAGATTCTCTATAATATCTGGTATTGTAGATACAGATACTTTTCCAAATGAAATTAATTTTCCAATCGTTATTAATGGAGACAAATACCCAACTTTAAATACAATAATTAAAAAAGGAACACCCTATGTTCAAATTATTCCATTTAAAAGGGACAGTTGGCAAATGAAGATAAAACCTAGAAAATCAAAAGAGATACAAAATAGTAGACTTTTTTATAGTCTTGTATTATGGAATAATTATAAAGATAATTTCTGGAACAAAAAAATATGGAAATAAGTAAGTATGTAAAAATTTATGATGATGTATTAAATTTAAATGCATTATCAAGTTTGATACGATATATTAATACTGTAGATTTCGAACAAGCTAAACTCGTAGGTGATAATATTAATTTTAATATTAGAAGAACATATAATTATGAATTAGATAATATGTCGAATAGCCTTACTAATGTTCACTGGTTTTGTTTATTACATGGATTAATTTTTAACAAACTTCAACAATACGGATCAGATATTAAATCTAAAGATTTTTTCTTTAAACACATATCAAACATAACTATTTTAAAATACGAAAATACTGGCTTTTATACATGGCATACTGATCATTGCGCTGACATACCAAGAACACTTAGCTGTATATTTTTATTAAATAATGATTATGAAGGTGGAAATCTTTGTTTTAGAAATCCAGATGGTTCCGGTGAATGGGAAGTGGAAGTTAAACCAAACAGAATGATACTTTGGCCAAGTAATTTTTTATACCCACATACAGTTAAACCAGTTACAAAAGGAAGACGATATTCAATTGTCGCATGGGCTCTTTAATATGAACATTAGAAATTTAAAATATAAATTAATTAAAAATTTTTTAACCAAAGAAGAGATTCAATTGTTAACAAATTATTGTAGGATAAAACATAGAATAAATTTTAATTCTTTTGATTTTCTTCAAAATAATAATGGAGATACTCATTTTTATGGTGATCCATTAATGGAGTCTTTAATGGTTAATAAATTGGATTTAATGCAAAAAGAAACAGGATTAGAACTATTGCCTACGTACGCATTTTGGAGAATGTATACAATGTTCGCCGATCTTAAAAAACATAAAGACAGAGAATCGTGTGAAATAAGTGTAACTGTTATGATTGGTTCTGATGGTACTAAATGGCCAATATTTATGGATGGCAAAGAAATTGAATTACAACCTGGAGAAGCTGTGATTTATTTAGGATGTGAAATTGAACATTGGAGAGAAGAATTTAAAGGAGACTGGCACGCACAAACTTTTTTACACTATGTAGATAAAAATGGAAATAATAAAGAATGGTTTAAGGATAAAAGAAAATTATATGGTATGCAAAAATGATATTTAAACAATACGAAGACGGATCTTGTGATATAAAATTTTCATGGAAAGAAAGATTATTACTTTTTAAAAATGGAAAATTGCATTTTTCTGATGAAACTTTAAGACATTTTGGAAATAATTTAATGAGGATGGTTGCTGAATGGAATTTAAAATTTACTGAAAAAACAAAAAAGCTAGAAACATTTGACACTACACAAATAAATGGAAAATAAAAATTTAATTAGTACAAGTATATTTCCTTCATTTGTATATCATTTTGATGACGAATCAAAAATAGGTAACCTAATTAGTTTAACTGATAAATATATTGAAGATGCTTATAGTTTAAATAATAATAAAGATTTTGGTTTAACTCATCATTCAACATATATGCAATATGATAGTAATTTTAAAGATTTTATGATGTTCGTATGTAATAAGTCTTTGGAAATTTTAGATGAACAAGGATTTGATATGTCAAATCATTTTTTAATTGTAAATGAACTTTGGGTTCAGGAATTTGCAAAAGATGGCGGAGGTTATCATATACCACATGTTCATTGTAATAGTCATATTTCTGGTTTTTATTTTTTAAAATGCTCTGATAAAACATCTTTTCCAGTTTTTCATGACCCTAGAATTAATAAAAAAATGATACAACTACCTCAGAAAAATGAAAAAATAATTACAACTTCTTCTGAAAGGATAGATTTTAAAGTAAAACCAGGACTATTTGTATTTTTTAATTCTTATTTAGAACATGAATTTATATTTGATCATGGTTTAGAACCTTTTAGATTTATTCACTTCAATGTACAAGCTATTCCTAAAACTGTTTTAAACGGTGAAGTTAATGAAATAAAGAGAAAATAATGAATTTAGAAAAATATCAAAAGTGTATAAATTTTTTAGTTAATAAAAATTGCCATAATATAAAGCACTCTAATTCAAATTTTTTAAACCATTTAATTGGTACGTTTAATATTTTAAAAAAATGGAAACAAGATGATGATGTTTGTTTTGCAGGAATGTTCCATAATGTTTACGGGAATGAATTTTTTAATGCAAATTTAAATGTTAACAGAGAAGAAATAAAACAATTAATAGGAGAAAAAGCTGAAGATTTAGTTTTTAAATATGTTAGTAAAAATAAAAATTTTAACTCTGAATATGAAAAAGAACATTTAGCTATAATAAGCACTGCAAATAATTTTGAGCAATCCCCATTATTTTCAGTGGAAGATAACTTATATAATAAAGAAATGTCTGAAAAAATTTCTAATTATTTTTGGGATATCCCTTACACATTTGATGCTTCTAATGTCACCTACATTTCAAAAAAATGGAATTATTATTTAAATTTTAAAAATGAAATAGAGTCTAATTTTTTAAAAATAAATGATCTTTTATTAAATAAGTATAATCTTTACAAATTAGTGAAACTTAATAGAGCTTATGTAAGTTCAAATACTTATGGTTATTTAGGCGAGTACCATGTCGATGACGATGCAAAAGAATTTAATGAAGTGTTTACCATAATGTACTATCTTAATAGTGAGTGGAAAAGAGATTTTTGTGGAGAAACATCTTTTATATTGAATAAAAATACTATGACTAATGTTTTGCCTGAACCAGCTAGAGCGGTAATTTTTGATGGTTATATAGAACATGGTCCAAAACCATTAAGTAAAATTTATGTAGGTTTGCGTATGGTTTTAACTTTTAAATATAAATTAATAGGTAAATAATGGTTGAAACAATAGATAATATACTTCCTACAGAAATTAATAAAAAAATTATTTATTTTTTATTAAATGAAAAATGGAATTTTGCAACGGACAATTTTAATAGAGATAATGTCAATAAAGAAAATATAAACAAAAATAAATTTTTTAATGCAGAAATTGATATGGGTTTAACTATTATTTCATACCATAAAGAAAGAAATATAACCCTGCAAAGTCCATTAAATCTATACGCGGAAATTATTTATTCTTTAATAAAACAAAAAACAAAATATAAATTTATAGAGCCTTTAAGATTTTATTGGAATTGGTATCATCCAAATTCAAATACATTTTATCATAAGGATGAGGAAAATCGTAATTTAATAAGCTTTGTGTATAATTTACATACAAATGATGGTGGAACAATATTTAAAGATAATGATTTATTCATTCCAAGTAAGGAAGGTCAGGTTTTATTGTTTCCAAGTGATTTAGAGCACCGTGGAATTGCCCCAAAAAAATCTGCATGTAGATTTAATTTAAATTGTGTAGCAATTGTTGACAATTCATAAAGAATACTGATAGCATCAAGATTTGATAAACAAAATACTACACCACAGACATAAGGTTTTTAGATAACTCTTTATTGTTAAATATAAGGATATGAGATATAAGAATCCTTATGCCTTTAAAAAAGATACCTATAAAAGCTGGATTTAACAAACAAGACACCGCAACTGCCGCAGAAGGTCAGTGGATTGATGGTGATTTTATCCGTTTTCGTTATGGCTACCCTGAGAAAATAGGGGGTTGGCAACAATTATCACCTGAAACATTAGCAGGTGTTGCAAGAGCCCAGCACACATGGACAGATTTAAGTGGTAATAAATATGCAGCCATAGGAACTAATAAAGTATTGGCAATTTATTTTGAAGGTGCTTTTTATGACATTACACCACTTGGTACAGCTATAACTGGATGTACTTATACATCTACAACAGGTTCAGCTACAGTTACGATTAATAAAGCAGGTCATGGACTTTCAGTTGGTGATTATATTATATTTACAAGCGTTACAACTCCGGGACCAACAACTACTGGATATACATCATCAAGTTTTACAACAAATACTTTTGAAGTAATAGCAGTTCCATCATCTGGAACATTTAGAATTACAATGGCTACAGCTGAAACAGGAACCGGTGTTACTGGTGGAGGAACTTTAACTACAACTCCTTATGTATTTGTAGGACCAGTTAATCAAACTTATGGTTATGGATGGGGAACATCTACTTATGGAACAGTTGCATGGGGTGAAGCATCAGCAGCTCCGACAGTTGTATTGTCACCAGCGAATTGGTCCTTTGATAATTTTGGACAAATATTAATTGCAACTATTAAAAATGGTAAAACATATACATGGAATCCAGCGGCATCTGGAGCTTTAAATATTAGAGCAACTGTAATAGCAGGAGCTCCAACTAAATCAACTTGTTCAATTGTATCTGATAGAGATAGACATTTAATTTTACTAGGAACTGAAACAACAATTGGTACACCATCTACACAAGATCCAATGTTTATAAGATTTTCAAACCAAGAAGATTATAACACTTGGTTACCAACTGCAACAAATACTGCAGGTACATTTAGATTAGACACAGGGAATTATATTGTAGGAGCTGTACAAGGTAAGGATTATATATTTATTTTAACAGATCAAGCAGCTTATGTTATGCAATTTGTTGGACCTCCTTTTGTCTTTTCAATTAGACAGGTGGGTACAAACTGCGGATGTATTGGTCAGCATTCAATAGTCTTTGCACAAGGTGCTATATTCTGGATGGGGTTTGGTGGAGGATTCTTTGTCTATGATGGTACAGTTAAACAATTACCATCACTAGTTGAGGATTATGTATTTACAACAGGTGGAGATAATCCTGGTATAAATTACAATGCTGCAGACATTGTCTATGGCTCTCATAATAGTTTATATAATGAAGTGATTTGGTTTTATCCAACAAACAATTCAACACAGATTAATGCATCTGTAGTTTATAACTTCGTTGAAAATACTTGGACTACAATGTCTTTAACTAGAACAACTTACTCAGATGCTCAAACATATGATAAACCATATGCTACAAAGTGGTTATCAACTGCAACACCAACATTTCCAGTTATTAATGGTGTAACTAATACATATGGTGCATTTACTTATTATGAACATGAGGTTGGTGTAAATGAAGTAAGTTATACTGGAGTTAAAACAGCTATCCCTGCATACGTTGAATCAGGAGACTTTGATCTAGATATAGAAGGAGATGGTCAATATTTAATGAAGATAAATAGATTTATACCAGACTTTAAAATACTTGATGGAAATGCTAAAGTAACTTTATTGTTAAGAGATTATCCATCTCAAACACAAAATAGTCAGATGTTGGGACCTTACACTGTAACTTCATCTACAACTAAGATAGATACTAGAGCAAGAAATAGATTAATGAGTATTAAAGTTGAAAATGAATCCGTAGATGAAAACTGGAGATATGGATTATTTAGAGTAGACATTCAACCTGATGGAAGAAGATAATGGCAAAAATTACAACATATATACCAGAACCAAGTCAAGAGTATTCACCGGATAATCAAAGACAAGTTCTACAAGCTTTAGAGACATTAAAAGATCAATTAAACTTTTCTTTCCAAGAAGACTTAAAACAAGACTTGCAAAGATTCACTTGGTTTAACATGAGGTTTGGCTGCTAATGAGTTGTGAAAATATAAATGTTGGTAATGGTCAGTTAATTACAATTGGTGGTAATAACGTTGATGCATTCGGAAGATTAAGAGTATCAAATCCAC